CCAAATGTGAAGTGGGAAAAGAAAAATGAAGACAGCAGTAATAAGTCCGTTTACGCCAATTTCTAAAAACATAGCTTCTCATCGTTCTGCTGAAGGATTCATATACGCAGATCAAATTAAAAGAGCTGGTATCCATGTTGATGTGCATATGACTGGTAACCAGTTTGATTATTCAGATTATGATCGGCTTTATGTGTACCATGGAAATGAATGGGCAGAAAGTGTTGTTGGAGGTCTTAATCTATTTGGAGGCATGAAGGACTATTCAAATATAGACGGGGTTATACAATATTCAAAGTTTAAGGGACAAATTTATTCTCTTAAGATAAATCATCCTGAATATCATTCCTTCTTGCAAAGAAGAATTTCACTTCTTGAATCTAAGAATAAATTAGAGGACGTTAATCCTAAGTGGAGGAATGTAGATTGGGATAATTTTGCTAAGATCTATGAGAAGTCTTTGACCATTGATCCTAATTTAATTAGTCCTACCGATAAGTTGGCTATTGGTGATAGCCATTCTATTTGTTTGTATCGTCCTGGTTGGATGGTCAATTCAAATCCGTTTAAGACTTTGTATGGTGCATTGAAGCAAAACTTATCTTCTTTTCTATATGACTTTAAGTTGAATAAACTAGAGTTTTATTTTGGCAATATAGACATTAGACATCATCTTTGTAGACAGCCAAATCCAGAAGAAGCCACACGTGATCTTGTCCGACAATATTTTGATCAAATAAAGCAACTAAATATTAGAGCTGGTGTTAGGGAACCTCTTCCGATTGAAAATGAAAGTAGGGTTGTTCCTAAAACCGGGATGTATAAAGGAACTGCTTTTTATGGATCTTGGAAAGAACGAGATGAAGTTCGTTTAATATTTAAAGATGAGTGTAAAAAACAGTGTACTGAAAATGTCTATTTGATAGAATGGGTAGATTATTTAATGAATGATAAAGGAGAACTCGATTTTAAATGTATGGAGAAGCCAAAGTCTATTCATTTATCAAGAGAATACTATCCACACTGGACCGGTAAAGAACATCATGAAAAAATAAATTGTAGCACATTGGAGGAGTTTTTCAATGATTGAGTATAAATATGATGAAGATGATGCTTTGAGGGAAATACGTGAATATATAGATTCAACGTATACACAGCATTATAGTGGAAAATATCAGGCAACTGATATGATTATCGACGCGGGCCATGGAACAGGCTTTTGTATTGGAAACATAATAAAATATGCAAAACGATATGGTAAAAAGGACGGATACAACAAAAAAGATCTTTTGAAGATTATACATTATGCTATTATTCAGCTATATGTCCATAATCAAGATGAAGATTGTGGTAAATCAATAAACCTATCTCCTTCCTCTAAATCTAATTTTGCAATAGACTATACAAAGCTTAATAGCTTAACCGGAACTATGAGTGTGAATTCAGGTGTTATAATGACGTGTTACAAGAGTAATCCATTAAAGCATCCAGATGATATGTGTTATTCATGTGATTGTTGGAAATCAAAAAGAGGAGATATTAATGAGTGAAGATCAGAATAATAATTTTTCTATCAAGGTTCCAGTAGAAGATTTACGTCAACGTAAACTTTTTCTAGCTACCCCAATGTATGGTGGCCAGTGTGCTGGAATGTTTGCTAGATCTGTGGCAGATCTTTCTGCATTGTGTACACAATATGGAATACAGCTTCAACTATATTTCCTATTTAATGAATCGCTTATTACTCGCGCTAGAAACTATTGCTGCGATGAGTTTATGAGATCAAACGCAACACATCTAATGTTTATTGATTCTGACATTGGGTTTAATCCACAAGATGTGCTTGCTCTTCTAGCAATTCAGGATGACACAAGCCCTTATGACGTAATTGGTGGTCCATATCCAAAGAAGTGTATCTCTTGGGAAAAGATTAAGCTAGCCGTAGATAAGGGCGTGGCTGATGAAGATCCAAATCGTCTAGAGAAATTCGTAGGCGACTATGTGTTTAATCCTAAGTCTGGGCAACATCAGATTCCAATCGGTAAGCCCGTTGAAGTTTCTGAGATTGGAACTGGATTCATGATGGTACGCCGTCGTACATTTGAAAAGTATGCAGAAGCATATCCAGAATATTCTTACAAACCTGACCACGTTCGTACAGAACATTTTGATGGATCACGTGAGATTATGGCATACTTTGATTGTATTATTGATCCAGCATCAAAGCGTTATCTGTCTGAAGACTATAAGTTTTGCTATGATGTTCAGAAGATTGGAATGCAGGTTTGGTTCTGTCCTTGGATGCAACTACAGCATGTAGGTACATACATTTTTGGCGGTTCTCTTGCAGATCTAGCTTCTATTGGCGCAGCAGCTACAGCTGATGCAAGTTTGTTGAAGAAAAATAGGAAGTAAACCATGATGAAACTAGGAGTGAAGACACTACAGGTGCTGAAGAATTTTAGCACCATTAACCCATCTATTATGTTTGAAGCGGGTAATAATCTAACAACGATTTCTCCGCTTAAGACTATAATGGCCAAAGCTAAGATTGATGAAACCATTGAAAAGGACTTTGGTATTTTCGATTTGAATAGGTTTTTGGGAGTGTTAAGTTTATTTAATGATCCTGAGTTAACTTTACATGAAAACTTTATTAAGATTTCTGATGGCAAGAAAAGTGTAAACTTTATCTTTGCAGATCCAGTTACTATGGTCGTTCCTCCCAAGAAGGAGATTAAGATGAATGATCCATACGCTGTATTTGACCTTAAGAACGAAACTCTTCAGAGTGTTATGAAGGGAGCCAATGTTCTTCAGCTACCTGAGATTGCGGTTGAAGGAACTGGAGACCGTTTGCTGTGTAAGGCAGTTGATGTCAAGAACCCTACCAATAATTCTTTTGAGATCGATTTGCAGCCAGAAGATAAGAAGTTTAAGATTATCTTCTCATGCAATAATCTAAAGCTATTGAATAAGGATTATAAGGTGTCCATAGTCAAGGGCCTTGGCCATTTCATTTCCCATGATTCTGAAGTAGAATACTGGATTGCAACTGAAACAACCAGTACATATGGAGATTAATTATGATTGACCAAGATAAGCATGAGTTGCGTGGTGTGATGCAGGAAATCTCTAATTCAATGACACGTATTGCGGGAGAAAAGGACTACATTAAAGAAGCCCTTATTGCCGCGTCTGAGAAGTATCAATTGAATAAGAAGTATCTACGTAGGATGGCAAAGGTATATCATCAAAATAATTTTACCGATGAAGTTTCTGAGATGGAAGAGTTTCAGAAACTTTATGAGACAATTATTATTACATGAGATATTATTGTTATAATGAAATGACCGATGATGGAGATAATGAAATTGTTTTAGTGTCGGAAGAAGACGTGAGACAAACATATTATCCATATTGGTATGGAAAAATGTGTGAAAAGTTTGGTAAAGATCATGTAGATAATAATTATTCATTTGAAGATTGTCTAGATGATTGGGTAATTGTAAATTGGGCATGGGAAAGTAATTGAAAAAGGGTTTATATCATGGTTCGTGATGATTTTTTGTGGTCTCAAATATATCGTCCAAAGACGGTATCTGAATGTATTTTGCCTACCGAACTAAAGAATACTTTTCAACAATTTGTTGATAAAGGTTCTATTCCAAATATGCTTCTAACTGGCCGTGCAGGTGTGGGTAAAACTACAGTTGCACGTGCCATGTTGGAGCAGCTTGAATGCGACTATATAGTTATAAATGGTTCAATGAATGGTAACATTGACACATTGAGGACGGAGATAAGCCAGTTTGCTTCATCAATGTCCTTGATTGGTGGAAGAAAATATGTCATCCTTGATGAGGCAGACTATCTTAATCCTAATTCAACACAACCAGCTCTTCGTAACTTTATGGAAGAGTTCTCTAAGAACTGTGGATTTATCTTCACATGTAATTTTAAAAATAAAATCATAGAACCATTGCATAGTAGATGCACCGTCATTGATTTTAAGATCCCAAATAATGAGAAAGACAAAATGGCTTCTCAGTTCCTAAAGAGAGCTAAAGCCATCCTAGATACAGAAGGAGTTGAATACGATACTCCTGCAATAGCTCAGTTGATCATAAACTATTTTCCTGACTGGAGGCGGGTTATAAATGAACTTCAAAGATATTCAGCCACAGGAAAAATAGACACAGGCATTTTAGCCAATATCACTGATGATAACATTAAAGCATTAATTAAGCATCTTAAGGAAAAGTCGTTTACTAACATGCGTAAATGGGTTGGAGAAAACAGCGATATAGAAACCGCAGTTTTATTCCGTAAGCTGTATGACATGGCTTCTCAGGTCATGAAGCCTTCGTCTGTACCGCATCTTGTTTTGATACTTGGAGACTACCAGTATAAGACGGCGTTTGTGGCCGACCATGAAATAAATACTGTTGCATGCCTAACAATGATAATGACGGAGTGTGAATTCATATGATATATTTTATATTAGGAATGATAGTTGGTCCTCTAGTAATCCTAGCCGCCTTTTTTATTTACATGATGGTGATGGAATCTCGTGATCCCTGGATATGAATGTTTTTGACTATGTCACGGCTGTCAGTGACACTAAAAAAGATATAATGACAGGAACAGAGAACGATGATTTAGCCGAAAAGGGTTATAATCCATTTATAACAAATAAAGCATTGTCTTACCATGTAGATTCTATCTTATTTGCAAATGATATGAATCTACATCCAAGTCTTGACAATCGTCTACAATTTGACTATTTTTTACACTCTCTTCCAAAAAAGAAAAGATTTAGCAAATGGTCAAAAAAAACCGAAAATGAAGATATTCATTTAATATGTGAATACTACGTTTGTAACTATACTCGGGCCACTGAAATCCTTAAAATAATAAATAATAAACAATTGGATTTGCTAAAACAAAAATTACAAAAAGGTGGAGTGTCAAAATGAGTATTTTAGAAACATTAGTAGAGGTAGATCTAGGACAGCAAGAAGATTTTCTAAAAATTAAAGAAACATTAACTAGAATTGGTGTGGCTTCTAAAAAAGATAAAACCCTTTACCAATCTTGCCATATTCTACATAAACAAGGATTGTATTATATAGTTCACTTTAAAGAACTATTCATGCTAGATGGAAAACCCTCAAATTTTTCCGATGAAGATCGGCTCAGAAGAAACACAATAGCCACCTTATTAGAACAATGGGGTCTTCTTAAGATTAAAAGTATAAATAATGTTAGTGAAGGATTGGCTCCAATAAGTCAAATAAAGATCATCTCACATAAAGAAAAAGACGAATGGCAGTTAGTAGCCAAATATAACATCGGAAGAAAACGATAAATGAAAACACTTTCTGAAATAATTTCAACTCTTTCAGAGAATAAAAAAACTGCAGGACCACACGACACGTTTCGTCGTGCACTAGATTACTTTGATCGTACTGAAGGAAGAGCTTCTCGTCAACCAAACACTAAACGTAGAAATCAATATGCATATGGTCGAGTTGAATCAGAACATGGAGAAGAGGCAGCAGATAAATTAAGAGCGTTTCATGCCGAACAAGGAGAAAACAATTAATGAAAACTTTTTCACAGTTTGTAAATGAAGCAACTGGACCATATTCTCGTGCGAGATACGCCGAAATAAACGACTTAAAGGGTTATAAACCTGATCGTAACAGAGATCCATTTCATGGAGTCTACGATCCTCCACCAGAACATGATAAATTGCATGACACATTTGAGCAAGCTCGTAGGGAATACTTCTCAAAGAATCCCAGAGGCGATGATTCTGAGCACGCTTTAAGTGCTTATAAAAAGGTTAGAGAAGTCCATGGTGAGGAAGGACTTAAAAAATTAATAGGTGATCACAAGCAAATGGGTCCTAGTCGAGAAAAAGATGAAGCTTTAATTAAATTAAGAAAAGAAAAATGATTCATAGAGATTTGTTATTTCAAGCATATCAGATGAATTATAATTATTATGTTGATTTAATGATCAAGGAAGAGTCCATAAAAAAACCAGTTAAATCGATCATGGCCGAAACCGTAGAATATCTTAAAAAGATAGCAAAAAGCGGCGACGATCTCATAGAACAAAGCTCATTTTTTTTACATAAACAGTTTACATAATTAGCTCATTGTAGTATAAATAAGAGTGTCCATGCCTTCGGGGTGGATACTTTTATAAATCTCGCTTAAATAGGAGGTCTACAATGACTAGGACACTTACTACTGGTTATCCCAAAGATTGGAACATTAATTCTTTCTTTGTGGGTTATGATAAATT